CCATAACGAAGGGTTCATATTCTTCTACTCCCCATACGTCTTTTTTGTATTTGTTATGCCACCGCAATGCGTCACCATGCGACGCAGTTGAGCCCTTAGCACGGATAATGCCTAGCACCTGTGCCTCTTCGCCAGCCTCTGCAATGCGAACTTTACCGTTATCAAGAACTACCGACAAGCCATACAAGTCCTTGACTGCATCGTCATCAGCCAGCGGCGTTGCCCATTGAAACAATTCTGCATAATCCCATGCATTATCATTCCATGTTGCATCGGCCTGTGCTGTTCCGTTTTGCTTAAATTGGTAGGTTTCTAATACTTGATTTGCTTGATTGTCTAAATACAATTCGCTGCTATAACCGACTTGTACCGGCATGAACCAGCGGTCATCTGTGTCGTCGCCTTGATCGCACTGTAAGTAGAATATGGCACTACCACCCTCTCCGCCTTTCACGGTAAGTGTAGATGTAGCCCCATCACCTACCAGTACCGAAAATATTCCTTCGTTAGTATCGCTGCCCTGTGCACCATTAGGTACAAGCTCCAACTCTGTTTCACCAGCATTGAGGCCAAGCCAATAGTCGTCGCCCGAACCGAGTATCAGGCCCTTGTCATCCTCCATATCTATGTCGCCAGTAATAGCACCGCCACTCCAAGAGGCCGCTGCTGATAAATTAGTCACAGTTACTGCCTTAAGCACACCGCCATCAGATAGCAGTAGCTCATCACTACCTGCGGGAGTAGCACCGATATTGGCATGACCGCTAATCACCGCCGCATTGAGCTTGGCCGAAGTAATTGCGCCGTCATTGAGTTTGGCCGTAGTAATCGCTCCGTCTTCTACTACGTCTACTGTATTAAACGTCGAAAGATGCCATACACGTATGTCAGCGCTACTATCAGGAGCAGCAGTAAAGGTTAGAGTGACACCACTTACAGACCATGCATCTGTTGGGTGTTGTATTACACCATCAATAGCCACTAAAAGAGATGCAGTGTTAGGTGATTCTCTAACTAGTGTAAACGCAACAGCAGACCCATCGCCTGTAAAGCTGTCTATTAGGACAGTACCGAGCTTGCCGGGATCGTTACCTAAATATGGCATGTTATTTTAGTCTCCATTGTTATACCTCCGGCGCTTCGGGCCAGACTATATCTTCCACATTGCTATATGCTTGTGGGATATCACGCAACTCTTGGCGATATGTTTTCCAAGATGTCTTTTTCGATCGCGAGTAAGGAGCATCGGATAGAATGACATGGTCGGAGTTCCGAAGCAATAGGTCACGTTTTTGTCTTGCTGATCCCCATTTAATATCATCCTTTATTTCTTCCCATGCTGCTTCTAGTTCTTCCTGTGTAGGCTGTGGGTCAGGATTGTCCTCACGCCAACCTATAAGCTCATGCGGTGGTGGGGATTGATCTAGCTGATAACTATTAGCATTTAATCCTAGATGATCAATGCAAGCACTAATATCCATTATGATTCCTTGTAAATTTCTACGATGGCATAATATAGAACGTTGCCAAAATTATGTCGTTCACCAAATCCACTGCTGGCAACTGTAGTACCGCAATAATGTTCAATTTTGTAGGCGTTACTACCCGAAGGTGTAACCCGAGCTGTGCCATGTGAACGGCTAGTGGTTATCCCTCCAGCATCATCTTCAGCAAATTCAGCAGATCCATATTCAATTGCAGCACTACCGGTCACATCGTATAGCCGTGTTTGGTGACTTTGCACTTGAAATCCCGATCCCGACCATCGTACTAGGTAGCTTCCTGCTGCTAACGTAAATTCATTAGAAGATATACTAACAATGCCATCAGGATCTGTTATCTCTGTATTCAAATCACGGGTACGCCATGCGCCAGATGTAAACGTACCAGAGTGAGTGTTGGCAGCCTTTTGGTCTGCAATAACAGCGTAAGATACAAAGCTCTCGTTTATCACTCCTGCGGCTATTAAGCCTGCGTTTACTTTAGTTAGTGCCATTATCCCTCCGGTGGCTCCGGCCACACGATGTCGTCTGCATTTGGATAATCCTGAGGCATATCCCTAAGTGCCTGTCTATATGACAACCATCCTTCCCCATCATCTACCTCGTAATCAGCAAGCACTATATAGTCAGTATCTCGCAATAGTTGATCTCGTTGCATTCGTATATCAACCCACTTGTAGGCCTCAATAGCATCAGCACGCCAGCCATCAACATCTGCTTGGGATGGCTCGTCAATATCTTCATCCAACCAATTCAAACCAGAACAGGCATCATCTCCGTTTTGATGTGCTGCTAACTGTACACCATCGCCCTGATATATATATTTTGCATCAGGATATTTCCAAGTGATGATTTCTGGAACTTTTGTTGCTATCATGCTATGCCCCTATTTCCAATAGCACTAACATACTGACTGTAGCAGTGTAGGCTTCTTGGTTAACTTTGATGGTTGAGTTATTCGATGTACTTGCAAACTCTATAGCATATGTTAGTTCACTGGTACTACTTGGACTATCTACATAATGCCAAGAAGTAGAGGCAAGGAATGGCGAACCTGTAGAATAACCCCACATATCTGTGAAGCTAGAGATAGCCGAACCTCCTTTAGTTATTCTTAGTCCAATATAATTTACATATCCAGCCCCACCACCTGTTCGGTATAATCCGTGCATTGTCCCCATTACTAATACTTTACTAGAAGTGGCAGCGCATGTAATCGTATCAGTCAATCCACTGGCAGCAAAGGTGCTGGTGTTGTTAGTGGTGCCTGTGCCGTAGGTCATATACTGCACTTGCAATATTTTCCCACCACCTGCTGCTGCCTCAAATGCTGGTGGTGCACCTGCTCCTGCACTTGTGAATACTTGACCATCACTACCAGTTGCTACTGCTACTGGATTGCCGCTAGCATCATATGAGATAACGTTTCCATCAGTACCAGCAGATAGTTTCGCTAGAGTAATAGCATCATCAGTTATCCCACCTGTTTTTACTTTAGTTAGAGCCATTATTCCTCCGGATCCTCAGGCCACGCTATTTCTTCTATATCTGAATAGGCCTGCGGTATATCGCGCAATTCTTGTCGATACGATTCCCAGGCTGACTTATCTTCCATGGGATAATCGGGCATTAGAACATGATCGCTAGCTGCAAGTAATGCATCACGCTTATTACGTACCTCTATCCAATCAAAGTCAATCTGAGCTTGTGCTAATGCTGACTCCAAACTGGCTTTGGTTGGTTTACTATACTGGTCGTCAAGGATAACAAGATTGCTATATACCTTGTCTTTACTATCCGACCAACCAAACCATTGGCCGGTATGCATCTGTACCAGTACATCTTCGATATGATTTGGTATACCTGTACTGAAATCCATATCGTAATTTTCTCCTATGTGCTATTTAATTGCAGGAACATGCAATAGGTCGTATTCTGATTTGTCGTGCCGTAGATAGTATTGCTGCTATGGGTAGCAGCGGTCATTAGACACTTTACAACAGACGTAGATGTCACGTCCACAATCTGAAACGCATTAGTACCCTGATGGGTATTAGAAGAACCTACTACATTGATAGACGCATTGCCATACGCACTATCATAATAGTTGCTTCCCGAATCGGTGGTTACTCTGATATTACCGTAAGTCGTGCCGTGATCGGTTGCACCATATGCCTCAACGTGAAAATATACTAGATAGACTCCTGTGGCAGCGAAGGTGAATACCCCAGAGCTCTCAGTAACTGCAGCGGCAGCATCGCCTTTGCCGTAGCCATAGGTATCAGCTTCTTCCCAATTACTAGTGATGCCAGAACCTGCAGCCCCTGTAAAACTGGTGGTTAGGCGAAATATAGATACACGCGCAAGCCCACCACCCCCTGCTGCTTCAAATGCCGGTGGTTGCCCTGCTCCTGCCGATGTCAGAACCTGCCCATCACTACCGGTAGCAATAGCCACCGGATTACCACTTGCGTCGTAGCTAATAATATTGCCATCAGTACCTGAGGCCATCATAGCTAGTGGTATCTTTTGTGTCATAATTTACTCTCCCACCTATTTTATAAAGTAGTCGCCGAGGCCCGGCACCCAGTCATCCGTACCTTCGCCGGTGGCCTCTTGCGCCCACTTCATGAACCTATAATGATCCGGGATAATCGCATCCTGTCTGATTATCACCTGCCCTATTAGACCCACGATGGCCCACTCTTTACGCCTGTCTTGGCGTTGCTCGTACTCTTGGTCTTGCTGAAAATCGGGATTGAATATCCTTCGCTCCAGTGGTTTACCACTGCCACGATGGTAGTCTCGGACTAGGAAGTCTGTTGCCTCTTTTTCTTCATCTGTTTCCGGTACGACAACAGGAATAAACTCGCCATCCTTATCTTTCTCGAAGTTCTCCTCATTCAACCACCAGTTCGGTTGGTCTTGAGAAAAGTCTCGCTTCAACCTATAAGCTGGTATCTGGTCACTAGGATAGCTGTGGCGGTGGCTTTTGTCTGGCTCGTTCCACGTTGTACGGGTGAACGGCTCAAAGATGAACCTGCTCCACACATCCCTTAGATATTTACCCTGCCATTTTATCTTTTCATTGTTGACGTGCGCCACACCGTTAGGTCGGATAACTCCCAAAATGTCATCTTCTTCACCAGCTTCAGCGAGCCTAACTTTATCGCCATCCAAAACGACGGTCATGCCTAGTGTGGCTTCGACTTCATCGTCGTCAGCCAGTGGGGTTTTCCACTCAAAGAACTCAGCGTAGTCGAAAGCATTTTCCGACACTGTGGAGTCTAGTTGTAGCAAGCCCTCCCATTGGAGTATCGCTGCCGGTTCGTTGTTATTGTTGTAGATTTTCAGGTCATTGTCAGTCCAAGCGAAGAAGGACCAGCCGTCGCCAGCATCATCGTTTTGGTCTGCGTTGATTCCAAGAGCCGCGTATCCTCCTTCTCCTGCATAAAACGAGCTATTAGAATTGACCCCGCCCGAACCTCCGGGAAACATATATATATGCCCATATGTTGTTAGGTCACGCGCCGTACCAGCATTTACAATAAGTCGGTCCTCACCGGAATTTGTGGTGATTACGATGTCGCCACCCGAACCCAAGATGTATCCCTTATCGTCTGGCACCTTCATGTCTCCATCAGTGACAAGGGTGCTACCATCAAACGTCAGACCTGTCTCGCCCTCTAGCGTGTCGCTGTCAGTCCAGATGGCTACTTGGTTATCAGCGGGCGTACCAGTGGTGTCTACACCGCCAGAAGGAGCTGACCATGAATTATCTCCACGCAAGAAAGTGGATGAAGAGGCTGTGCCTGAGGCAGATAATTTAGCTAGAGTAACAGTTCCATCAGCAGGAATTGTTGTACTAAATCCTCCGCTGGTAAGCGTACATACATCTAGTACTGATCCATTGGGTGGGGCATTGCCAGATCCAAAAGTAAGCGTTGTCCCACTTACGCTGTACTTGCTATCATTTTGCATAATGCCATCAACAAAAACAAGTACTTGA